GAACTCGACACCGCTTTTGTGCTGCCCGGCATTTTTTCGGATGACCACCCCGCGCCGTCGGCGTCGGCTGATGCTTTTCACATCACCTTTCCTGATGGGGCTGTTATCGAGTACGAGCCGGAGACCGGCGCGCTGACCGTGAGCGGCATTAAAACCGCAGACGTTACGGCGTCGGATTCCATCACCGCGACGGTACCGCTGGTGACGGTGAAAGCCGAGACCCGCATCACCCTCGATACACCGGAAGTGGTCTGCACCAACAAACTGACGACGGCGACGCTTGAGGTACAACAAGGCGGCACCATGCGCGGAAACATCGAACACACCGACGGTACGTTTAAATCCAACGGCGTTCAGGTCGACAGCCACGGTCACGGCGGTGTGCAAAGAGGTGGAGCCTGGACGGAGGGCACGAAATGACGACCCGTTATATCGGTATGAACAGGGAGACCGGGCGCGCCATCACTGACGCCGATCACATCCGTCAGAGCTGTGGCGATATTTTGCGAACGCCGGTCGGCTCTCGCGTGATGCGTCGCGATTATGGCTCGCTGTTGTTCTCCCTGATTGATATGCCGCAGACCGACGCGCTGAGACTGCAAATTATGTGCGCCTGTTATATGGCGCTGCTGAAGTGGGAGCCGCGCATCAGCATCAGCTCGCTGACGGTAGAACGTCAGTTTAACGGTCAGATGATTGTTGAGCTGACCGGCGAGACCCGGGACACCGGCAAAACCCTGTCACTGACTATTCCTGTGAGTTGAATTTATGGCAAACATCGACCTGAGCCAGCTCCCCGCGCCTGACGTCGTGGAAACGCTGGATTTTGAGACTATTCTCGCGGAACGCAAAGCGACGCTGGTCTCGCTTTACCCTGAAGAACAACAGGACGCTGTTGCGCGTACTCTCGCCCTTGAGTCTGAGCCACTGGTGAAGTATCTGGAGGAAAACGCCTATCGGGAGGTTATCTGGCGTCAGCGTGTAAACGATGCGGCGAAAGGCTGCACACTGGCTTATGCGAGTAATAACGACCTTGATGTGATGGCCGGAAACAACAACACCGCGCGACAGATTGTGACGCCCGCCGATGACAGCACTATCCCGCCGACACCCGCCGTCATGGAATCTGATACCGATTTACGGTTACGCGCACAACAGGCTTATGAAGGGCTCAGCGTGGCTGGTCCGGTCGGCGCATATGAATACCACGGTCGCAGCGCCGACGGTCGGGTCGCTGATATCTCGGTTGTCAGCCCGTCACCGGCCTGTGTGACCATCACCGTGCTGTCACGCGAGGATGACGGCACCGCATCCGATGAGCTTCTGACCATCGTTGAAAAAGCACTAAATGCTGAAGAGGTGCGCCCGGTTGGCGACAGGGTGACGGTGCAGAGTGCTGAAATCGTGCCGTATCAGATTGATGCAACTCTGTATTTTTATCCGGGGCCGGAGGCCGAGCCAATCCGTCAGGCCGCAGAGGAAAAACTGAAGGCATACATCAGCGCACAACAGCGACTGGGCCGGGACATTCGTCAGTCGGCCATCTATGCCGCCCTGCATGTCGAAGGTGTGCAGCGTGTCGAACTCGCCGCGCCACTGGCTGACATTGTGCTCAGTAAATACCAGGCATCCTGTTGCACCGAATACCACATCGCTGACGGGGGGGCCGATGAGTAATAAGCGACTGTTGCCTGTTGGCTCATCGCTGCTCGAGGTCGCCGCCGCCCGCGCGGCCGCAGATATTGAGCGTGTGCCGGTACCGCTTCGCACGTTGTGGAACTGGCGCACTTGCCCGGTGCGGCTGCTGCCGTATCTGGCGTGGGCATTTTCGGTTGACCGGTGGGATGAGAGATGGCCGGAGGCCACAAAACGCAGCGTTATCGCCTCCGCATTTTATGTTCATGCCCACAAAGGCACCATCGCCGCATTACGGCGCGTGGTGGAGCCGCTGGGCTATCTGATTGAGGTTAAAGAGTGGTGGGAGCTCAACGAAGAGCCGGGAACTTTCCGGCTTGTGGTTGGCGTACTCGAGACCGGCATCACCGATGAGATGTATCTCGAGCTCGAGCGCCTTATTGAAGGGGCAAAACCGGCAAGCCGACACCTGACCGGGCTCGCTATCAGCCTGAGCACCACCGGGCGCGCTTATGTGGGCGCAAGCTGCTACGACGGCGACCTGTTAACCGTATATCCCTATGCCTCCGGGGAGATTGTCGTCGGTGGTGAGTTTTGTCCGGCTTCGGCCATTCATCTGATTGATAACCTGCGAGTAAGCGCATGACGACTAAATATTTTGCCATTCTGACCCATCAGGGCGCGGCGCGACTGGCAAACGCGACCGCACTCGGTACTAAACTGAATATTACACAAATGGCCGTCGGGGACGGAAACGGCACACTGCCGACACCTGACCCGGCTCAGACAAAGCTCATTAACGAGCGTCGCCGCGAGCTGCTAAATTCACTGGCAGTAGATGCTAACGACACCGGTCAGATTATTGCCGAGCAGATCATCCCGGAAAACGAGGGCGGTTTCTTTATCCGCGAAATCGGTCTTTACGATGATGAAGGTATCCTGATTGCTGTCGCCAACTGCCCGGAAACCTATAAACCGTTACTGGCTGAGGGGAGCGGCCGAACGCAGACCATTCGCATGATTCTCGTTGTCTCGAGCACTTCGGCGATCACCTTAAAAATCGACCCGTCAGTCGTGCTGGCAACCCGTAAATATGTCGACGATGCAGTCATCGAGGTGAAGAGCTACGCCGACAAACTCATGAAAGATCATGAGGCAAAGGCTAACCCGCATAAGCAATACCCGCTGATTGCGAACGCACTAAAAGAAATGGCCGACGCCGGATTGGTTGCTGAGGTTCTCAAAAACCTTGGTTTAGGAGAAGCGGCTAAAAGGAATGTAGGGACAGGGGCAAATCAGATACCTGATATGGGTAGCTTCACGCTTTCTGTTTCAGGTACTGGATATCAAAAATTACCATCAGGTTTTATTCTTCAGTGGGGCTCAATCGGCGCACCAGGCATTGCACAGGATGTAGTAACCCATTTCCCGATTGCATTTCCAAACAGATGTCTGCGTGTTTTGGTCTCACAAGACTACACACCAGATAGCGGGGCTGTTGGTTATATTGCCTGTGCAGGTTTTAGTCCCGACCCGGTTAAATTTATATCCAGAGCCAGTACTCCTGGCCTCGGCGCTTCATTTTTAGCGTTAGGCTGTTAATTTAGCTATATGGAGTGAAAAATGAATTACATATATTCCGTGACTACAAACTCTTTCTATCCGCTGGAGATGAAAGAGGATTACACTCAAGCTGACTCATGGCCAGATGATGCTGTTGAAGTTGATGAGCAAGCGTATATTGAGTTTTCCGGATTACCGCCGAAAGGAAAAATCCGTATCGCTGGAGAAAATGGTTTTCCTGCATGGTCTGAAATTCCACCACCAACACATGAGGAACAGATTGCTGCAGCCGAACTGGAAAAGCAGCAACTGATTAATCAGGCCAACGATTATATGAACAGTAAACAATGGCCTGGTAAAGCGGCTATTGGTCGCCTGAAAGGTGAGGAACTGGCGCAATATAATTTGTGGCTGGATTATCTGGACGCACTGGAACTGGTCGATACCTCCAGTGCTCCAGATATTGAATGGCCTACGCCTCCGGCAGTTCAGGCCAGATGACATCCGGCGCGGTGCTGGTATCTGTTGCCGTCACCGCGTCAATGTAATCCAGCACGGCGTTAAGTCGGGTTGTTTCTGCCTGCGTCAACTTCCGTCCGGCCTGTAATTTCAGCTGAATCAGACTAATGGAAGCCATTGCTGCATCAATCAGTGACTGGCGCTGTGCTTCTGCCGCGTCTACTGCGGCACTATGCTGTGCCTCAGTATCCGTCACCCATTTCTCACCATCCCATTTATCATATGGCGTTAACGGGGCGATAGTGGTTGTATTTTCAGGGTAATCACCCGGAGCTGTGATTTCTTTCGATTCTCCTGTTTCGGTGCTATAGATGATTTCACCGCGATGGTCTGGCACATATTCCCATGAGTTAAAATCTGCAGAACGGCAGATTGCATAACCAGCTTTATGTGTAACTGGTGCATCTAAACAAGAACATGCCGGGATACCGACGCCAACCGCAAGATATTCAGTTGATGTGGAAATATATTCCCGCGTTTCACCATCATAATTATAAATGGTAATGTCTCCCGCTTTTATGGCAATGAGTTCGTTATTTAATACGGCTTTATTCATCAGGCAGCCCTCACGATATAATTAAAGGCAATGTTACGAGGTCGGTTTTCGTTTGCAGTTGGAACAACTCTGGAAGCATCGAATGTTACTCGCTTTGCATAACCACCTTTAATTGAATCAGATGAAGCATCTCCGATGACGCTGGTTGTAAAAACGCCAGAATCAGAAGGGTAGGTATTAAACCTGACATCCACTAATGCACCAATTATATTTCGAATGGCATCTCCCTGTGACGAAAGCAAGCTACGGTTAGTATCTATTCCTCTTCCGTCATCCCAGCCACGAATGAACTCACCACGTAAATCAGGCAATTTATTTGTCGGGTAAGCCTTTGCCAGTTCCGGGTATTCTTCAGCAGAAAAAGCCGCACCGTTGCATTTCAGCCAGCCTGTTGGCGGAGTGGCGGAAGGCCACGGAACAGGCACACCAACGGGTAATGCCGAACCTTCTCCCAAACCAACGTTTAAGAAAATGTAGTTTTCCCCCCTAGCTGGCATCATTTGGGCTTTTGCATGAGGGAAAACAAATGCAGGTTGGCTATGTGCGCGTATCAACAAATGAACAAAATACCGCGCTACAGCGTGACGCGCTGGAACGGTCGGGATGTGAGCTAATTTTCGAGGATAAAATCAGCGGTAAATCGACAAACAGGCCAGGGTTAAATCGCGCACTCAGGCAACTTAATGCCGGTGATACTCTCGTTGTCTGGAAGCTCGACAGGCTCGGGCGTAGCATGCGCCATCTTGTCTCTATGACTGAAGAGCTTCGCCAGCGAGGGGTTAATTTCAGAAGCCTGACCGACAGTATTGATACCTCAACCCCGATGGGGCGATTTTTCTTTCACATCATGGGCGCTCTTGCAGAAATGGAACGCGAGTTAATCGTCGAACGAACCCGCGCCGGGCTGGATGCAGCCCGGGCACAAGGCAGGATCGGAGGTCGTAGGCCGAAGCTGACGCCTGATGAATGGGCTCAGGCTGGCCGGTTGATTGCGGCCGGAGAATCCCGACAGCGTGTTGCACTGATTTTTGATGTGGGCATATCGACGCTGTATAAAAAATTTCCGGCGACAAATCCCGTTGTGTCAGCCACCGGCGAACCCTGACAAATAGCCGCATACAGGCGTAAACCAGACAATATCACTCACCTCAACTAACGGAGTTAAACGGATGAGTGATTATCATCACGGTGTCGAGGTCGTCGAAATTAACGACGGCACCCGCACAATCTCGACGGTATCAACGGCGGTCGTTGGCATGGTCTGCACAGCCAGTGATGCTGACGCCGGGGCTTTCCCTCTCAATGAGCCGGTGCTGATTACCAACCCACAAAGCGCCATCGCAAAAGCCGGTACTAAAGGTACCCTGGCAAAATCCTTACAGCTCATCGCTAACCAGTCAAAACCGGTTGTCGTTGTTGTGCGTGTCGCGGAGGGTACCGGCGACGGCGAAGAGGCACAGGCGCAAACCATTTCTAACATCATCGGCACCACGGATGAGAATGGCAAATATACCGGGATGAAAGCGCTGTTAACGGCGAAAGCGGTCACCGGCGTGAAGCCACGTATTCTCGGTGTGCCGGGGCTCGATACTCAGGAGGTGGCGACCGCGCTTGTCTCCGTGGCTCAGAAGCTGCGCGCTTTCGCCTATGTCAGCGCGTGGGGCTGTAAAACCATTGCTGACGTTATCGCCTACCGCGAAAACTTCAGCGCCCGTGAGCTCATGATTATCTGGCCTGACTTCCTCGGGTGGGATACCACGGCCAACGCGACCACAACCAGTTATGCAACAGCGATCGCGTTGGGACTGCGCGCAAAAATCGACAATGACACAGGCT